TCCATACCTAAAATTAAAAATAATATATCGTATATTAGGGTTTCATAATATAATAGAATAGACTCTACTGGGGATCCGCACAGCCTTACTATATCTTGTACGAACGACAGTCCCGCGCCCAAGGGAGCTTGCGACTGCCGGGATGGGGGTAATGGAGTGAGTACTACAAACAAACTTTTCTACTCACTTTGTGGGTAGTTGGGGGCGTAGCCCTAATATATATTAAAGGGATACGCTACAACCCGCATTCCTCCAAGGGAAAAGTTATACAGCGACATAACTCTACCTATCTGCGCAGATAACTATGTATTTATATTACTTATAATTATTATCTATTTAGATAACCTATGTATAATCCAGTGCATGCGGAATAAATTTTATCAGGTATGTATGGATAGCTATATTGAAGTAGAGAAAGAACCTTGTGATGCGTTAGACCTATTGCTGTTTTGCCCTAAGACTCAACAACGTATATGGAAACATTTATGGAATGCTCGGGATTTAGATAATCACACCAGCACTACACAAAAAGAGGTGGGTGATGCTTTAAGCATCAGTAGTTCAAATGTCAGTGCTGCTATGAAAGGTTTGATTGGGGCAGATATGATTCAACGTAATGGAATTCACTTCTACATTAACCCCCATCACTGGTGGTTTGGTGAAGAACATCGGAAATTAATAGCTAGAGAGGAATGGGATAAACGTGCAATTAGTCAATAAAGAAACAAGCAACAACTTAACACTGGTGCAACTGCAAGGCAGTATGCCCAAGAAATTTAGACACAACGTTACTGAAGACATGGTGAAGTTTGTTAACGCTACTGAGGGTGATGAGTTTAGAGATGTGTACAAAGAAAACCTATTAGGTTTCTCTGATGTGTTGCAGATGGGTAGGTATGGGATGCAAGAATATCTCAATGCTGTGAAGTTTGTTAGCTACAAACTAATCGGAGATTCTAATACGATTGCTTATGCCAAGACATTCCCTGAGAGATATCAGAGATTGGTAGATAAAAACACACCGATGAAGACGATATCCAGCTTTGCAACTACGTACAACAAAGGTACGTTGGTGCACAAGATACTGGAGCGTACGTTGGTACCTGTGCACATTCTAAACATGGATGTACATCAAGAAGCTATCAATGTACAGGCTGAGCTTATGAGGAATGCGAAATCAGAGACAGTTAGGCAGAAGGCAGCTGAGTGTTTGATTACACAGTTAAAAGCTCCAGAAACGGCTAAGATTGAGATTGACGTTAATTACTCTAATGACAGTATTGATGAACTTAGGGAAACTACTAGAGCATTAGCTCAACAACAACTTAAGATGATTCAAAGTGGAGCTGTTACAGCTGAGTATATTGCACACTCTGATATTATTGCTAGAAAGAAAGAATCTACTGACACTGATTTTGAGGAGGTTAAATGATCCATTGTATGAACGATTGTCTAGGAAAACTGAAAGCTATTAAAAAGATGGCTCAAGATGGTATGAATGAGTCCACCGATGTTGTGCAAAGAAATAAGTTTGAACAGATATCTATGGAGGTCAGTTATTTGTTAGTTGAAGCTGATTATGATTCTAGCAATGATGAGACGTAATGCCTGAATTAATTAAGAAAACCGTAGAGGAATGGTTAAACGATATAGATTACACTACAGATCCTAGCTATGTGCCTAGTGAATTTGCGTTGGAGTTTGTCAGCTTTATTAAGTTAGTTAATGGTGAGAAAGGTGAGGAAAACAAAACACCAGTAATTCACTACAAGATGTTAGATAACATCACTGGGAAGAGACAGAATACTGTTAATATGTGCTCACGAGGTTTAGCTAAGACCACCATCTTGGCGGAGTACTTAATACTATATTTATCTGTATATGGCTCTATTCCAGGGTTTGGAGACGTAGACTACGGTTTATACGTTTCTGACTCAATTGAGAATGGTGTAAAGAAAATGAGACTGCGTTTAGAGCGTAGATGTCAGAATAGCCCATTTTTAAAGGCCTATCTAGACCTTGCTAAGTTTACTGATATAAGATGGTACTTCAGGAATAAGCAAGGTAAAGAGCTTGTTATAACTGGACATGGTGCTAAAACTGGTGTTCGTGGTACAGTGGAACTTAACACACGTCCTCAACTAGCTATACTGGATGATCTATTGTCTGATGACGATGCTAGGTCACCAACTATCATTGAAAGTGTAGAAAACACGATATATTCAGCTATTGACTATGCTCTACACCCTAATAGACGTAAAGTAATCTGGTCTGGGACTCCGTTCAATGCTAAGGACCCATTGTACAAAGCTGTAGAATCTGGGGTATGGTATGTAAATGTTTACCCTGTATGTGAAGAATTCCCTGTACCTGAAAGTGAGTTTAAGGGTGCTTGGGAGGATAGATTTAATTATGAATATGTTAAGAATCAATATGATAAGTCTAAAGGTGCCGGTAAGCTAGACAGTTTTAATCAGGAGTTAATGCTCAGGATTATGTCTGAGGAAGAGCGTCTGATCAAGGATGGTGACCTAACTTGGTATAAGCACGCTAATGTTAAGAATAATATGGGGGCATTTAACTTCTATATTACGACTGACTTTGCTACTAGTGAAAAAGAGTCTGCTGACTTTAGTACAATTAATGTGTGGGCGTACAATAATCAGGGTGACTGGTTATGGGTAGATGGATTCTGTAAGAAAGCTTTGATGGATAAATCTATAGATGAATTGTTTAGATTAGCTCAGAAATATCGCCCACAGGAAGTAGGTGTGGAGGTAACTGGGCAGCAGGGGGGCTTTATAGCGTGGATCCAGAATGAGATGATGAATCGTAATATCTATTTCACTCTTGCATCTGGACGTGGAAAGTCTTCACCAGGTATACGCCCTAATAAAGATAAGATGAGTAGATTCCAGCAAATGGCAGTACCATTATTCAAATCTGGAAAGATATGGTTCCCTGAGGAGCTTAAAGACTCTACAGAGTTAGCTGAGATGATGAATGAGTTAGCATTAGCAACAATTAAAGGCTTTAAGTCTAAGCATGATGATCAGATAGATAACATCTCTATGTTGGGTGAGTTTAATGCATGGAAACCTAGTGAAGTATCTACTGCAGATAGTAAAGATGGCAGCATGCTGTGGGATGATGAAGACCCTGAGGAAACAGGCGATAGCTCTTATTTTGTGTAAAAACAACCTGCCTATAAAATAACGTGGTATTATAGGGTAAACCATTTTAGGATTTACTATGTACGTCTCTGATTATTTATCCTATCTTACTGCAGGAGAAATCAAACAACTAGCTGTTAGTGATTTGGGCGATGCAACTCCTACTGACAAACAGAAGGAAAATAAAGCAGCGCTAATTAACTTCATTAATTTAGCTAATGTAGAGATACACAAAAGGTTTTCGTTAATCTTTAAAGAGATAGTATTCACAGACGTGAAACCTAACTCGCTACATAGTATCCCAACCGACTTCTTATTCGCAGTTAGTGCCTCATATGATGACGGTACAGAGATTCCTATTAATAATGAGAAGTCTAATATTGTAGATAAAATCGACTACAACGTTTCAATCTTATTCCCTGCACCATTCAAGATGTTAGTTAAAGGTACAGATGAGCAGAAAAGAGATGATATTAGTTTAATTTACGTTGCAGTGCCTACAAAGGTGACTAAAACTACAGACTTCCTTGATTTACCTGAAGTCTACACAGAAGCGCTACTGACTTACGTAGCATACAAAGCTCATGCATCAATCAGTGGTGACATGAAAGCAGAGAATAATACTTACTATTTAAGATTTATGGAAAACATAAAGAACATTAAATTATCTGGACTAATGAATTCAGATAACCTAGATAGTAATACTAAATTAACTGATAGAGGATTTATCTAATGTCAAATTATAGTTCATTCTCACCTAACGATATTGAAGCAACGGAATCACAATTTAGTGAGGTATTTAAATTCGTTAAAGGTGATACCGGTCCACAGCTCAGATTAACTCTTACAGATGAAGATACAGGTACAGCAACAGATTTAACTGGTGCTACTGTTAAGCTAAACTTTAGACCTGAAACAGGTGGTGCTGTATTATTCAGTAAAAGTTTATACATCAATCCTGATCCTATCGAGTCTAAAAAAGGCATTGCAGTAGTTAACTGGGATACTTCTGATTTAGATCAAGATCCTGGTAACTATCACGGTGAGATAGAAGTTACTCGTGGGGGTCCTGGAGGCACTAAAGAAACTCTATTCGATATTATTAAATTTAAGATTAGAGACGAATTCGCATGAAGATAGACTCTGTTGTAGCAATTGCCGCAATGGAGGCCGCTATCAAGCGGTTAGGTATTAAGCTTACTGCTAATACCGTACTAGAAGACTCGACTACAAAACAATTAGGGATATCTTACGAAGCTAAGCTATTGCCTATAACAATGGCTATTGAGCTGGGTCACTTCTTAATTGAATCAGAATTCTTCGGCAGTGTAGATGTATACGATGGCACAGGTGCTATTGATGAATTCATGATTGACTTCTTCAAGACACTTACAGATAATCCTAAATTCGCTGATAATGCAGTAAATGCTTTCAATAAAGTACTAGCCGATAATCCTACTGTTGCAGATATAGATGTACTACACTTCTATAAGAGCCTAGCAGATATAGCAACTACCTCTGATACTCACAGATATGACTTAGTTAAACCTCTAATAGATGGTTCAGCTACTGCGGATGCTCATGCTTATGTTTTCAATAAGGATGTACAAAACATTACTGATATTGTAGATACTGACTATTTACATTTCCACAAGGCATTAACAGAGGCACCTTCGTTAGTAGATGCTATTGATACGATAGCATTCTTCAAGAATACTCAGGATGCTGCTGGGTTTACTGATGGT